CCATTTGGCCTGAAGCGTCGGCTCTGGCCCCAGCTCGATGGGGTTTGAGGCAAAGCCCGGCTTCATCGGGATGACCGTCTTGAACATCGCGAATTCGGTTTCCGCTGCATTGGACGCTTCCCGCATCGCACCGAGCACGACCTGCTGATGGGAGGAGCCATCATAGCGGGTGGCCAGGACAACCGGGAGCGTTTCAATATCCCGGTTACGCAGATTCTTCATGATGTCGCCAGTGAAGAGGTCGAGCCCCAGCGTGGACATGAAGTCCGGGATCGTGGGCACGATGATCAGATGGCTGGCGGCGAGGACGGATTCGGTCATCACCGAGATGCCGGGCGGGCAATCGAAGAGGATGACGTCATACTGCGCCTTCAGGAGGTTGAGATCATCCCGCAGGCGCCTGCCGACCTGATTCTGCAGGGCCTCCATGGCATAGCCCTTGGCGGTCAGCTCGAAGATCAGCTCGCGCTCGGTTTTCCGCAGGCGGGGGGAAGACGGGATCAGGTCCAGCGGCAGGGGCTTGCCCTTGAAGCTGACATCGCTGGCGTCGGTGATGATGAATTCGCCCAGACGGCGCTGCTCTCCGGCGAAGAAGTTCTCCAGCAGCCAGTCAGAGATGGTCATATAGTCGTTAATGGCCTCGAACAGGTGTTCGTCGCCATTGTTGCCGAAGATCAGCAGCGAGGCATTGGCCTGGGTGTCGAGGTCGATCACCAGCGTGCGCATGCCAGAGGCCGCGAAGGCCTCCGCCAGGCTGACGCAGGTGGTGGTTTTGCCGACACCGCCTTTGGAATTGGCGATGGAGATGACGCGGGCAGACATTTTGTGATTCTGTTCCTGTCTTTTTCGAAGCTTGGTTCAGAGCTGGGCTTCAGCAAACGGCGTATAAATCAATTGGTGCTTGAGATTGCCAGAAAGATTCTAAGCAGATGTTCTGAGACCCTTTCGATTTCTTTTCTCAGACTTTCCAAATTCTCCAGCGTGAAAGCATTGTCTGCGTTTGCAGCATATCGCTCCACAAGAAGAATGTGATCGTCAATATCTGAGGCAGTCTTGATCTGCGCTCCGCTAAGGAAAACATTTCTATAATCATCAACATGAACAGCGTGGAGGGTTTGATCTTCCCCGGTGCGTCGGCTCCATAGATCGTGCTGAGTTCGATTGCGGCGTAAACGTACAGCATCCAGTGCCTCTAATATCACCACCAGCTCTGCAAATTCTTTCTCAGGCAGTTTTCCCTTGGCAACTGCCTTAGCCTTACAGGTCAATCCTGCCGCACTCATTTTCCCTATTGTCTTCAGAGCTTCTGCTGGTGTCGTACCTAGCAAGGCCCCGTAATAACAACCGAGATGTGCCTCTGCGGCTGCCCAAGTCGCTGCGATCTGGCCGATCTTTGCAGAGAAGCCATTGATGGTGTCGATGACATGCGCACCAGTTTCAAAATAAAGGTTACCATCTTTGTCGAATAGTTGGATTCCCTGCGGCATTTCTATTGGTAACCTCAGAACTGAAATATTGTGTCTATGTAATCGCTCTAGGTAGACGAGAGATACCTCAATAACTGTCAGATTTGGGGGGACAAGGCCACCCGTTATCCCCGCTTTTGAACACCGCCAGCGAATAAAAAATCGTCAATGATTCAGAGGGCAGCGCGCGCCGCCCGCGAAAAACAGCCCCCGCCAATCCGGCAAGGGAGCCCACGCGTCCAGAATTGGGACTGTCGGAACAAGCCGGCAGTGACCTGAGGAGCGGACCTTTGAACTGGAATTGGCCTTTCGCAAAATCAAGGCAGGAGCTGAAATCGGCAGAGCCGCTGCAATGGCCGCTGGTGGCGCTGAGCGAGCCGCGCGCGGCAAGCTGGGGCAGCCGCGAGGCCGGGGCGCTGACACGCGACGGATACCTGAAGAACGCCGTGGCCTATCGCTGTGTGCGGATGGTGGCCGAGGCGGCCGCCTCCATTCCGCTGAAATCTGCGCATGAAGGCGTGGCGCGCCTGATCCGCCAGCCGATGCCGGAGGCGGCGACGGCGGGGTTCCTCGAAGCTGTGTATACGGAGCTTCTGCTGACGGGGAATGCGTTTGTCGAGGCTGTGCGCCTGCCGGGCGAGCGGGCTGTGGCGGCGCTGTTCCCGATCCGCACGGGCCGGGTGCGCCCGGTGAAGGATGCGGCCGGCTGGGTGGAGGCCTGGGCGGTGAAAGGGCAGGGCCGCGAGCGGCGCGTGGGGCGCGAGGCGGGCGGTTGGTGCCCGATGATGCAGGTGAAGCTCTACAATCCCGCCGATGAGGCGATGGGAATGCCGCCGCTGGCGGCGGCGCGCCGGGCGCTGGATCTGCACAATGCGGGGGCGGACTGGGCCAAATCCCTGATCGACAATGCGGCCAAGCCATCGGGCGCGCTGGTCTATGGCGGGGGCGGGCGGATACCTGCCGACCAGTTTGACCGGCTGAAGGAGGAACTGGCGCAGAGCTTTTCCGGGGCAGGCAATGCCGGGCGGCCGATGCTGCTGGAGGGCGGCCTGCAATGGCAGGCCCTGTCACTCTCGCCCGCAGAGATGGATTTCCAGGAGACGCGGGCCATGGCGGCACGGGAGATTGCGCTAGCCCTTGGCGTGCCGCCGATGCTGCTGGGGATACCCGGCGACAATACGTATGCGAATTATCGCGAGGCGAATGCGGCCTTCTGGCGGATGACCGTTCTGCCGCTGGCGCAGCGCTTTGCCGGGGCGCTTTCCTGCTGGCTGGACGAGCCGTTTGGCGAGGATGTGGAGGTGCGCCTCGACCTGGACGCCGTGCCCGCGCTGGCGGGGGAGCGGGAAGCGCTGTGGGCGCGGATCGCGGCGGCAGACTTTCTGAGCACGGAAGAAAAGCGCGCGCTGGCGGGGGTGGGCCCATGAAGATCCAGGGGAAGGTGACGATTGCGCTGGTGCTGGCCGTGGCCCTGCACGCGGCGGGCGTGATGTTCTGGGCTGGGGCGGCGGCAGAGCGGATTTCGGCGCTGGAGCAGGCGGCGGCCACATCGCGGCCGGTGGCCGAGCGGCTGGCGCGGCTGGAGGCGGAAGTGGCGGCCGTGCGGGCGCAGCTCGACCGGATGGAAGGGCGGATGGAGGCCCAGAATGGGCGCTGAGCCGGTGTTGATCGAAGGGTATGCGAGCCTGTTCGGGCAGGTGGATTCGGGCGGGGATGTGGTCCGCGCCGGGGCCTTTGCGCGCAGCCTGCGCCGGACGGACGGCGTGGCGATGCTGATGCAGCACCGCGACGGGGCGCGCGCCGGGCGGTGGACGCGGATCAGAGAGGACGGACGCGGGCTGTTCGTGCGCGGACTGGTGGAGGCGCCGGGCGCGCTGGCGCTGGTGGCGCAGGGGCTGAGCGGGCTGTCCATCGGGTTCCGCCCGTCGATGTGGCGGCCGCGCACGGGCGGCGGACGGGAGCTGATCGAGGTGGACCTCGTGGAGATTTCACTGGTGCGCGCGCCGATGCTGAGCGCGGCCAGATTTTCAGTTCAGGGACGAAGCCTGGTTCAGGCGGCGTGATGAAACGGGTCAATAAAGGAGACGACATGACCAGGGAAACGAAGATGGTGAAGGCCGAGACAGCCGAGATAATGGCTGTGTTCGAGGCCTACCGGCAGGCGAATGATGCGCGCCTGGCCGAGATCGAGAAGAAGGGCGCGGCTGATCCGCTCTCGGACGAGAAACTTGCCCGGATTGACCGGCGGCTGGAGGCCCTCAGCGTCAAGATGGCGCGCCCCGATGCGGGCGGCGCGGCGGACCCGGCCGAGGACGAGCACCGGGAAGCCTGGACGCGCTATCTGCGCACGGGGGACGACAGCGCGATTTCCGGCCGCGAGCTGAAATCGCTCAATACCGGGACCGGCAGCGAAGGCGGGCATGTGGCGCCGCCGGAGCTGGACCGGCTGATCGAGGCGCGCCTGATGGCGGCAAGCCCGATGCGCCAGATTGCGACCGTGCGGCAGACATCCGCCGGTGTTTACAAGAAGCCCGTGGGCCTGGGCGCAGCGGCGCAATGGGTGGGCGAGGAAGCCGCGCGCCCCGCAACGGCGGTGACGGGGCTGGACCTGCTGGAGTTTCCGGCCGGGGAGCTTTACGCCATGCCGGCGGCGACGCAGGCCCTCCTGGAAGATGCGTATGCCGACATTGATGCTTGGCTGGCGGATGAAGTGGAGATTGCGTTTGCGGCGCAGGAATCGGCCGCGTTCGTCAGTGGCAATGGCACGGCCAAGCCCAAAGGCTTCCTTGCTTATGACATTGTGGCCGACAGCGCCCATGTGTGGGGCAAGATCGGCTCTGTGGCGGGGGATTTTGCCGAAGCCGGCGCGGCAGATCAGCTGATCGACCTGATCTATGCGCCCAAGAGCCAGTTCCGGGCGAATGGCCGCTTCGTGATGAACCGGCGCACGGTGTCTGCCGTCCGCAAGCTGAAGGATGGCGATGGGCGATACCTGTGGCAGCCGGGCAGCGGCGGGGAAGCGGCGACCGTGATGGGGTATCCGGTCACCGAGATGGAAGACATGCCCGACATTGGCGAGGGCAATGCCGCCATCGCTTTTGGCGATTTCAAGCGGTTCTATCTCATCGCTGACCGGCAGGGCGCGCGCGTGCTGCGGGACCCGTTCTCGGCCAAGCCCTATGTGCTGTTCTACACGACCAAACGTGTGGGCGGCGGCGTTCAGAACTTCGACGCGGTCAAAGTGATGACCTTCTGAGTTCTTGCTCGAGTGCAGTTCCTCGCTGCGCTCGGGCACTCTGCGCCTGCGCTTTGCTTGTGTGGGTGACCTACTGAAATGTTTGTTCAAGGAGAAATGGAAATGTTGGAATCTGTGATTGTGGCGATCATTCGCCAGGCGGCGCTGCTGACGAAACCTCAGCAGGAGGAGTTTACCACCAAGGCAGCCGAGGCCGTGGCGGCGCTGGTGAAAGGCACCAATACCGCCATCGACAATGAACTCCTGAAGCAGGTGGGCCTGCCGATGGGCGGGCAGGTAATCACCAAGCTGCAGGCGCTGATCTAAGCGCTTTTCGGGCCGCCGGCATGGGGCGGGCGGCCCATTTTTCCACTTTCAAGGAATAATCAGATGTCGGACCTGACGGTGATAACGCCGCCAGCAGGAGAGCCTGTGTCTCTCGATGCGGCGAAGGAATTCCTGCGCCTGGGCACAGACGCGGAGGACGGGCTTGTGGCGCGCCTCATCGCGTCGGCGCGGGCGCAGATTGAGGCGGCGAGCGGGCTGGCGCTGGTGTCGCGGACCTGCAAGCGGACTTGGGCGCGCTGGCCCTGGGCCATCGTGGCGGGCGGCGTGCGCCTTCGACCGGGACCGGCGGCGGCGCTGGTTTCCGTGACGCGGTTTGACGCCCTTGGGACGCAGGAAGATGTATCCGCGCGGTTCGAGATTGCCGGGGGCAAGCTGCGGCTGCGCGCCGGGGCAGCCCTGCCGGGGATTGCGGCGGGCGGGCGCGTGGAGGTGACTTTCGAGGCGGGCTTTGGCGCGCCGGGAAGCGTTCCGGAGGATCTTCAGTATGCGGTGAAACTCTATGTGCAGGCCGCATATTTGCGCGGCTCGGAACGGCCGCTTTCGGGCGTGCCAGAGGATGTGCAGGCGATCCTCGATGCGCGGCGGGAGTGGGCGATATGAGCGGGGAAGTGGCGGTGCAGGCGGCGCTGATGGCGGCGCTGCGCGGGGACGCGGGCGTGCAGGCGATCTTCGGGGCGATCGCGCGCATTTATGACGATGAGACCGAGGCGCCGGCCTTTCCCTATGCGCGGCTGGAGCGGCATGAATGCCGCCCGGCGGGCGCGAGCGGGGGCGAGGCAAGCGAGCATGTGATCACGCTGGCGGTGCTTTCCCGCCATGGGGGCTTACGCGAGGCGAAGGCGGCGCTTGCGGCGCTCCGCGCGGCGTTTGAGAGCGCGGACTGGAGTGGGGCGGGACGGCATATCGTGCTGGCCTACACGACCTATTCGGACGTGATGCGCCAGTTCGACCGGCGGGCGTTTCGCGGGGTTATCCGTTTCCGGATCATTTCAGAAGAGGAGGCCGCGTGATGGCGGGGCAGAGGGGCAGGGACATCCTGCTGAAGATTGCTGACGGGGCCGGGGCGTTTGTGACCGTGGCGGGCGTGCGGGCCAGCCGGATTGAGCTCAATGCCGGGATGATCGACGCGACGGGGATGGATTCGCCTGATGCCTGGCGGGAGCTGATCGCCGGGGCGGGAACGAAGACGGCGCGCGTGACCGGGCGGGGCGTGTTTCGGGATGCGGCGTCTGACGCGCGGATGCGGGCGGTGTTCTTTGGCGGGGAGGCGCCGGGCTGGCAGCTGGTGCTCCCGCATTTCGGCGTGCTGGAAGGGGCGTTCCAGATCACCCAGCTTTCCTGGAGCGGGACGCATGAGGGGGAGGCGGAATTTTCCGTGACGCTGGAGAGCGCCGGGGCTTTGGCGTTTGAGGCGCTGCCATGAACGCGGCGCGGGGGGAGACGGCATTGGCAGTAGGCGGACGGGCGCGGCGGGTGTGCCTGACGCTGGGGGCGCTGGCGGAGATCGAGGCGGCGCTCGGATGCCGGAGCATGGCGGAGCTGGAATTGCGGATGCGGGGGCTGTCTGCGGGCGACCTGATGATCGTAATTGCGGCGCTGCTGCGCGGCGGCGGGGAGGGGGAGACGGCGGCGCGCATTGGCGAGCTGGACGTGGCGCCGGGGGCGGCGGCGCGGGCGGTGGCCGAGGCGTTCCGGCTGGGGCTTTCGGGCTGATGCTGCCCTGGGGCGAGATGCTGCGGGCGGCCCTCGCAATGGGGATCGGGCCGGAGGTGTTCTGGCGGCTGAGCGTGCGGGAATGGCGGTGGCTGGCGCGGGGCGGTGAGGCGCCCTCACGCGGAGAGCTGATGGCGATGATGGCGGAACATCCGGATACGGGAGAGCAGAAATGAACGAGTTTGAACGGGAACTCAGCGCGGCGGGTGATGCGTTGCGCAGTTTGAGTGAAGGCCCCGGACGGGAGGCGGCGGACGCTCTGGGCGCGGCGTTTGATGGCGCGGGGCAGCGGATCGAGGCGGCGCTCTCCCAGGCGGCGCGGAGCGGGGAGTTGGACTTCCGGCGGATGGCAGACGGCATCCTGCGGGAGCTGGCGCGGGTGGCCGCGGAGGCTGTGATCCTGCGCGGGCAGGGCGGCGGCGGGGGCGTCAATGCGACGTTCAATTTTGCGCCGGGGGCGGATGAGCGCGCGGTGGCCGGGAATGCGGCGGGCGTGGCGGCGCTGCTGGCGCGTATGGTTCAGGCGGGGGGGCGGTTTTCATGAGCCTGACACTTTTTCATGAGGTGAGCCTGCCGATACCGCTGGCGCTGGCAGCGTCTGGCGGGCCGGAGCGGCGGGTGGAGACGGTGACGCTGGCGGGCGGGCAGGAAGCGCGCAACGCCGCCTGGGCGGGATCGCGGCGGCGATGGGACATTGGAAGCGCGGCAGCGCGCGTGGAGACGGTGCAGGCGCTGATTGCGTTCTTTGAGGCGCGGGGCGGGCGGCTGCACGGGTTTCGCTTCCGGGACATGCTGGATGACCGGTCCGGCCTTCCGGGGGCGGAGGTTTCGCCGTTGGATCAGGCGATCGGTGTGGGCGATGGGGCGCGGACTGGGTTTGCGCTGGTGAAACATTATGGCGGCTGGGCGCGGCGGATCTGGAAGCCTGTGGCCGGGAGCGTGCGCGTGGCGGTGGACGGCGTGGAGGCGGCGTTCAGCGTGGATACGGCGACGGGTCTGGTGACGCTGGCGGCGGCGCCTGCGGCGGGGGCGGCGGTGACGGCGGGGTTCCGGTTTGATTGCCCGGTACGGTTTGATGCCGAGCGGCTGGATGTGACGCTGGAAGGATTTGGCGCGGGGCGGGCGATCCGTGTGCCGCTGGTTGAGATTATCGGGTGAGGCGATGCGGGAGATAAGCGAGGGATTTGCGGCGCGGCTGGCTGGGGGCGTGACGACGACGTGTCTCTGCTGGGAGATTGCGCGGGAGGATGGGTTTGTGTTGCGCCTGACCGAGCATGATGGGCCGCTGGTGGTGGCGGGGGAGACGTATCTGCCGGGCGCGGGGCTGGAGGGGGCGGAGTTTGTGCAGACGGCGAGCCTGGCGCCGGGGCGGGCAGCGGCGCGCGGGGCGCTCGTCCATGATGCGATCACGGAGGAAGACCTCGAGGCGGGTCTTTGGGACGGGGCGCGCGTGAATGTGTGGCGGGTGGACTGGCAGGCGCCGGAGTATCGCGTGCATGTGTGGGCCGGGCGGATTTCTGAAGTGGCGCGGGGGGCGCTGGGTTTTGAGGCGGCGCTCGTTTCGCTGAAGGCGGATCTGGAACGGCCTGTGGGGCGGCTTTATGCGCGCCGGTGTGATGCTGTGCTGGGGGACGCCCGTTGCGGCGTGGATTTGAGCGCGTTTCCGGGGGTGAGCTGTGATCACCGGTTTGAGACGTGCCGGGGCGTGTTTGGCAATGGCGAGAATTTCAGGGGGTTTCCGCATCTTCCGGGGGCAGATTTTGTGCTCGCCGGGCCAGCGGCGGCGGGGAATGACGGGGGCAAGCGATGAAACGGGTGGAGATTGTGGCGGCGGCAAGGGGGTGGATCGGCACGCCTTACCGGCATCAGGCGAGCCTGAAGGGGGCAGGGTGTGACTGCCTTGGTCTCGTGCGCGGGGTGTGGCGCGAGGTGATCGGGCCTGAGCCCGAAGCGCCGCCGCCCTATACGCCCGACTGGGCCGAGGCGCTGGGGCGGGAGACGCTGCTGGAAGCGGCGCGGCGGCAGATGGCGGAGATTGCGCCGGGCGCCGCGCGGGCCGGGGATGTTCTGATCTTCCGTATGGGGATGGGCGTTCCGGCCAAGCATTGCGCAATCCTGAGCGGTGAGGGGCGCATCATTCATGCCTATTGGGGGCGGGCGGTGGTGGAAACGCGGCTGACGGACTGGTGGGCGCGGCGGGTAGCAGGGGCGTTTACGTTTCCGGGTGTGGAGGACTGAGCATGGCACAGATTGCATTTGCGGAGATTGGCGCGGCGGTGGGCACGCGGCTGTTGCCGGCGGGGCTGAATGTGGCGGGGCGCGCGATCTCGGGCGCGGCGATTGGCCGGGCGGCGGGGGCCATGGCGGGGCGCGCCCTCAGCAATTACCTGGCGGGGCCGGCCGAGGGGCCACGCCTCAAGGCGCTGCATGTGATGGAGGCGAGCGAGGGGGCGGGCGTGCCTTCCGTCTACGGCCGGATGCGCGTGTCCGGGCAGCTGATCTGGGCGGCGCGGTTCCGCGAGCGGCGCACGAAGCGGAGCGCTGGCGGCAAGGGCGGGCCGAGGGTCAATGAGTACAGCTATTCGGTGAGCTTTGCCGTGGCGATTGGCGAGGGGCCCGGCGTGCGCGTGATGCGGGCCTGGGCGAATGGGGAGGCGTTTGATCTCTCCGGCACGGTGCATCGCCTTTACGATGGCAGCGAGGGGCAGGTGCCTGATCCGCTGATCGAGATAATCGAGGGGGACGCGCCCGCCTATCGCGGGACGGCGTATATCGTGTTTGAGGATCTGCCGCTGGATGCGTTTGGCAACCGCTTGCCGCAGCTGTCTTTCGAGATTGTTCGTGTGCCGCCGGGCGACGCGGAGCCGGGGCTGCTCGAGAGCGTGACGGGGGTGAACATCATTCCGGCGTCGGGCGAGTTTGTCTATGCCACCGAGATTGTGCGCGAGCAGTTCGCGCCGGGGCGGGAGCGGGCGATCAATGCCAATTCGGGCGAGGCGCGGGCGGATTTCCTCGTCTCGCTGGACCAGATGCGCGAGGGGCTGCCGCGCGTCAGCCATGTGGCGCTGACGGTGGGGTGGTTCGGGTCGAGCGTGGCGGCGGGGGATTGTGTGATCCGGCCGGGGGTGGAAGCGCGGGCAAGGGTGACCGTGCCGCGGACCTGGCGCGTGGCGGGCGCGGGGCGCGGGGCGGCGTATCTGATTTCGCGGGATGAGGCGGGAAATGCCAATTATGGCGGGACGCCGTCGGATGCCTCCGTGGTGCAGGCAATCCGTGAGCTGAAGGCGCGGGGATATGCCGTGACGCTGACGCCGTTTCTGATGATGGACGCGCCGGGCTTTCCGTGGCGGGGGCGGATTGGCGTCTCCGAAGACGGGACGGCGGGCGCGCGGGCGGAGATTGAGGCCTTTGTGAACGGGGCGCAGGGGTATCGCCGGTTTATCCTGCATCATGCGGCGCTGGCGGCAGAGGCGGGCGGCGTTGAGGCGTTCCTCGTGGGCAGCGAGATGCGCGGGCTGACGCGCGTGCGGGATGCGGGCGGCGCGTTTCCGTTTGTGGAGGCGCTGTGCGCGCTGGCCGCGGAGGTGAAGGCGATGCTGCCCTCTGCGAAGGTTTCCTATGCGGCGGACTGGACGGAGTATGGCGCGTATGTGCCCGGCGATGGGAGCGGGGACGTGCTGTTTCCGCTGGACGCGCTCTGGGCGCATGAGGCGGTCGATTTCGTGGGGATCGACTGGTATCCGCCGCTGGGGGACTGGCGCGCGGGGGCGGAGCATCTGGACGCGCTGGCGGGATATGCGGCGGCGGACGACCCGGACTATCTGGCAAGCCAGATTGAGGGCGGGGAGGCGTTTGACTGGTATTATGCCGATGACGCCGCGCGGGTAGCGCAGGTGCGGACTCCGATCAATGACACCGCGCATGGGGAGGACTGGATCTTCCGCGTGAAGGATCTGCGCGGGTGGCATGCCAACTCGCATTATCCGAGGCCGGAGGGTGTGCGGGCAACCGTGGCAACTGCGTGGACGCCGGGGATGAAGCCGGTGCGGCTTTCGGAGATCGGCTTTGCGGCGGTGGACAAGGGCGGGAATGCGCCCAACGTTTTCTATGATCCCAAGAGCAGCGAAAGCGCGCTGCCGCCCTTCTCGACCGGGGAGCGGGATGATGTGTTCCAGAAGCGGGCGCTGGGCGTGGCGCTGGCGCATTTTGAAGCGAGCGAGAATGTTGAGGCGGCGCATGTGTGGGCGTGGGACGCGCGGCCCTACCCCGCCTGGCCGACGCGCGGGGACATCTGGGGCGATGGCGGGAATTGGGCGCGGGGGCATTGGCTGAACGGCCGCGAGGGGCTGACCTCGCTGGCGGCGGTGGTCGGCGAGATCTGCGCGCAGGGCGGCGTGGCGGCGGATGTGCGCGGGCTGGACGGGGTGATTGAAGGCTATGGCCTGGACGGGGTGCATTCGGTGCGCGCGGCGCTGGAGCCGCTGAAGGCCGCGTTCGGATTTGAGGTGGTAGAGCGGCCGGAGGGCCTTGTGTTTCACATGGGGGACGCTGCGGCGGTGGATCTGGTGGGCAACCTGCTGGTGGAGCCGGGCCTCGTGGCGACGCGGCAGCTGATGGACAAGGCGCCCGAGCGGCTCCGCCTCGCTTATATTGATCCGGACCGGGACTATCAGCCGGGCATTGCCGAGGCGCGGAGGGGGAGCGGGGACGCGCGGCTGGTGAGCGATGTGGCGTTGCCGCTGGTGCTGTCGGCGGGGCGGGCGGAAGCGGTGGCGGGGGCATTGCTGGCGGCAGCGGCGCGGGAGGGGACGGCGGAGATTGCGCTGCCACTGGCCGGGCTGGCGATTGAGCCGGGTGATACGCTGCGCGTGGAGGGCGGGCCGGTGTGGCGCGTGGTGGAAGCACGCGAGGAGGGGGCGCGGCGTGCGCTGGCGCTGGTGCGGGAGACGGCGCGAGTTATCCCGGCGCGCGATGGCGGGACAGCGGCGGCGCCTGCGCCTGCCCCGTTGTTTGGGGGTGTCGACCTGGTGGTGATGGATGCGCCGGCGCTGCCGGGGGAGAGCGGGGCGGGGCCGTTGGTGGCGGCGTATGCGAGCCCGTGGCCGGGGGAGGTGGCGGTGCTGGCGGGGCCGGCAGCAGATGGGCTGAGCGAGCGGGGGCGGCTGGTGCGGCCGGCGGTGATCGGGCGGCTGGTGGCGCCGGTGGGGGCTGGCCCTTTGGGGCGATGGGATCGGGCGAACGCGATTGAGCTGGAAGCACCGGATGGGGAGTTTGCCTCGGCGAGCGCGGCGGCAGTGCTGGCGGGGGGCAATGCGGCGCTGCTGGAGACGGCGGCGGGGTGGGAGCTGGTACAGTTTCAGAGCGCGGAGCTGGTGGGGGCCGAGCGCTGGCGGCTTTCTGGGTTGCTGCGTGGGCAGGGCGGGCGGCCGAGCGGGGCGGCGGAGACCGGTGCGCGGCTGGTGTTGCTGGACGGGGCGGTGGCGCGGGCGAGCGTCTCCGGGCTGGAGGCGGGGCTGTCCCTGCTGTGGCGGGCGGCGGGACTGGGCGAGGCGGCCGAAGCCGTGTTCGAGGACCGGGCGGGCCTGCCCTGGGCGCCCGCGCGACTGGCGGCGGGGCCGGACCTGGTGCGCTGGGCGCGGCGTGGGCGGGACGTGCCGGACAATTGGGACCTGCCCGACCCTGCGCGAGCGGCGACTTTCGCGGTGGAGGCGGACTTCGGCGCCGGTTTCACCCCGCACGCAGAAACCGCGCTGACCGAAACGGCGTGGCCTGCGGGGGCGCTGGCGCTGCGCATCGCTGAAATCGGGACAGACGGACGCATCGGGGAATGGCTTTCAATCCCGGCCGGATCATCTTACCTGTAAGCGCTGGAACAGTTTTTAGCGTTTGGAAGGAGCCCTCTGTGGCGCTCGATCCTTACAAGGTGCTCGGTGTGCCCCGAACGGCGACCGAGGCCGAGATCAAGAAGGCATACCGCGCCAAGGCCAAGGCGCTGCACCCCGACTTGCACCCCAATGACGAGAAGAAGGCGGAGGAGTTCAAACAGGCCTCCGCCGCCTTCGCCATTCTGGGCGACAAGGAGCAGAGGGCGAAGTTTGACCGGGGCGAGATCGACGGGGATGGCAATCCGCGCGGCTTTGCCGGGGGCGGCGCAGGCGAAGGCTTTCCGGGCGGTGGCGGATATCGCTGGGAATCGCGCAGCGGCGGGGCGCAGGGCGATCCGTTCGAGGACATTCTCTCCGGCATGTTCGGCGGCGGCGGGCGGCGGCGCAATCCCGGCCCGATCAAGGGGCGCGATGTGCGCTACCGGGTGGAAATCAGCTTCGAGGATGCCGTGACCGGCGCGCGCAGGCGCATGACGATGGCCGATGGCAGCGCGCTGGACGTGAACATTCCGGCCGGGATCACCACCGGCCAGGTGCTGCGCCTGAAAAGCCAGGGCCAGCCTTCGCCGACCGAAGGCCCGCCGGGCGACGCGCTGCTGGAAGTGGAAGTCGCCGACAGCCCGATCTGGACCCGCGAGGGCAACAATCTGCGCATGAGTGTGCCGGTAGACTTGAAAAAGGCCGTACTGGGCGGGAGTGTGGACGTGAAAACGCCTTCGGGCACGGTGTCGCTGAAGGTGCCGGCGGGGTCGAATACGGGCGCGCAGCTGCGCCTGAAGGGCAAGGGCGTGCAGGTGAGCCCGCCGGGCGACCTCTATGTGCGGCTGGAAATCGTGCTGGCTGACCCCAAGGATGAGGGGCTGAAGCGCTGGGCAGAGGGGCGGTAGGCGCCAATTCGTCGAAACTTTATCGCATTGGCAACAACTTTTGGGGATAAGAAGCGTTGTTCTGCGAAAGGTAGAGAAATTTGATTGATCAAACCCTATCTAAAGTCTAAGGCAAGCGTACCAGAAAAGGAGATTCTGCTGTGTCAATGAACTCGACGGGTACAAACCGAGCAATGTCCGTCTCGAAGGATGGTTGGGGCGGAATATTCTAGGTTTAGGCTTTCGGTTGAAAGCTTTACAACGTTTAAGATTTTTCGTAAAACCCCCGGATTATCCGGGGGTTTTCACTTATGGGGTTGTTCACTCACTTCAGCGGACCTGAGGCTCAAGCGATCCTTCTCACGGGCTTCTTCGCCACCATTGTTGCCGTTTGGGGTATTATCAGCCAGCGACGGATTATGCGCAGATCTGCGACGCTGACCCATCTGACGCAGCTGGAGTCCGACCGCGACCTCATCTATGCGCGCAATGTGTTTGCAGAACTCGCCCGAAATCCGAAGGATCTTATCGCGCTGAGCGATGGCGTATCTCCCCGGAAGGGTAGAGCGACACACGGCCAATCGCCGGAAGATCGTGCAAATTGTTGCTGCTGCTGCCCCTCTGGTTCAGACTCGAAAGCTGAGGAGACAGCAAGCGAACCCGATCCCGTAGACACCAAGAAAGTTGCCTGCCAAGCATCTGGAGATGCTAGCGCTGAAGTTGATAGAAAAGGCAACCCTCTGGACGCGTCTAAACTTTCCACCGCACAAAAGATCCACGCCATACGTACAGTATTCAATTCAAATGAACTTTTGGCGATTGGTGTTCAAATGGAGATTATCGACTACACGATTTTCAAACGATACGCGAAGAGCCTTTACGTCCAAGATTGGGATTATGCCGCGCCGCTCATCTTCACATTGAGAAAGATCAGAGAGCAGCCTTCAATGTATCATGAGTTTGAGGAGGTCGCGCGGTGGCTCCGAGACAACAACATGCCGCGCAGACGCCGCCGCTTGGGGCTTTTCTTCTGAGCATTCGCTCGTTTAGCCAGTTGCCCGAAAGACCGGGGTTCTGAGAATGACCTTTGGGCTACCGAGGCCATTTGGTCCGGCTATCATTCACTTGACGTTCAGAGCTTGGCACGCATACCCGGCCTCATGAAACGCATTCTGGTTACCCTCGCCCTTTCGGCCCTGGCCGTTGCCCCCGGCGCCCTGGCGCAGCAGGGGGGCAATCCCTGGGCGAACCAGTTTTCCCCCGGGCAGGCCCGCGAGGCCGTGCGCGAGGGCAAAACCGTGCCGCTGAGCAAGATATTCCAGCAGCTGAAACGCGAATATGGCGGCTATCAGCTGGGCGCGGAGCTTTACTCGCGCGATGATGGCACCACTTTCTATGAAATCGACTGGATGACGGAAGACGGCCGCAAGGCGCATTTCACCGTGGACGCGCAGAGCGGCTCGGTGATGAACCGCCGCGGCGGCTAA